ATGGCTGGAATACTTCTCACCGACAGTAAGATAAAGGGCATCAAACCAAAGGATCAGGCTTACTATGTCTGGCAAGCTTCCGCTTCGCGTGGCACCGGGCGGTTGGGGCTGAAGATTTATCCATCTGGCCGGAAAGTTTTTGTCTACAAATACCATAAAGATGGGGCCAGAAAATTTCTCACGCTGGGTGACTATCCGCACCTGAGTTTATCCGAAGCTACCAGCAAAGCCCGGGATGCAGCTGCCAACGTCGATACCCTTGATAAAGTGGTGTACGAGCATGCGACAGTCAAGCAGCTATTTGATGATTATATCGCTGATCAGAAGAGGCTAGAGAAACGCTCCTGGAAGAAGACAGAGGACAGGTTAAAGCAGGTATTAGCAAGCCCACATATAAATGCAGGCATGCCAGCAAAGGAGATTACCCCCCTTCAGATTAAGTATGTTCTGGCTGAGTTTATAGAGCGTGGAGCGGTGGCGGGCTCTAACAAAGTGCGCGCAAATCTTCATGCGATTTTTAATTTTGGTTTATTCGCCGATAACAATCCGGCCAATATAAACGGAAAGACTCGCTACGGGCTGGATCGCAACCCTGTATCTGTTGTTCCTCCGCAAAAAGGTGCAGATAAAGCACTGGATCGCTTCCTCTCGTGGGACGAGTTAACCGAACTGCTGAGACTGGTTAGCGTTCCTGAAGAGGAATGCCCAATGAACCCGGATTACGCTCAGCTTTTGCTGCTGTGCCTGCATACCGGCGGCCAGCGTCCGTGGGAAATTATGACGAATACCCGCGATAACTGGGATAAAAGGAACAATACGCTCACTGTTCCGCAGCACATTTCCAAAAATGGGGATATTCACGTTATCCCGCTGACCAAATCAGCTACGAAGATTATCGAAGGGCAACTGAAACGTTATGCGGACTCACCTTATCTTTTCCCCGGTAACACGAAAGAAGGGCATCTACTGTCTGCTGAATACGGAAAGCAGCTCAGAAAATTTTGTCAGCGAGAAGAGTTTACGCCCTTCACTCCGAGGGATGTCCGGAGAACGTTTAAAACGCTGGCTGGTGATATGGGGATCAGCCTGGAGATGCGCGACCGGCTACAAAACCACAAGAAGCCAGGCGTTGCGACAAAGCATTATGACCGTTACGCATACCTTCGTGAGAAGTGGGAAATCATAAATCAGTGGGAAGAACGTTTGAATGCACTGCGCCAGTCGCCTGACGCAGTGTAGGAGTTAATTGCTGGCCTGCTGCTTCACCCATTCTTCATAAATATGCTCAGGCCAGCCCAGGAAGGAACCACTTTTGCTACGGTGCGGTGCTGGGAAATCCTTCTTCTTTTCCCACATGCGCCACAGTGTCGGGTGGCTTTTTCCGGTCAGTTTGCACATTTCTTTTAGTCCAATATATCTCGTGGCCATAACTACCTCACACCGCGCCAATCGCTTTTTGCACTACCCGATAACCCCGTTTCTGGGGCTTCTTCTTCGGTTCGATCCTCACCGCTGCAACTTTCGGAGCTGGTGGCATCGGTACACTGACGCCGTTCCGCATATCCCGCCTGGCATTCATCTTCCAAACCAGGCGTTTCGTAAAGTCGCAACCATCGTCAATTTGGACGCTAGCCTTTACCAGTGTGTCTTTCAGGTCAGCGGAGTTAGTCATTGTTTGTTTCCTCGCTGCAATTGAGTGGCGAGCATTCACTTTTATAACCTGCTGCCTTTATCGCCATTGAACACATAGCGATTGCACTGTTGTGTGCGCCGGCAATAATAAAATTCCTCCCCGATCTTCCTTCGAGATCGAACATTGGCGGCAGTGTCACAGGTGTTGACCGACTGGCATTCCACAGTGCTTCAAGCTCTTCCATACCGATATCCAGATCGCGGATATTGTCCTGTGTGATAATTCCCGTAGGATTGCCAAAAATATCCATGAATGCAGACCCAAACTGCTGGCGGCTTAGCTTATCCATTAGCCCTTCCATTGTGCATCTGGCGAAACCCTGCGTCATACAACCGATACATCAGATCGGCAGGTTGATAACTATCTTCCATCGCCATCTCAACGCGCAGCATCTCTTTCACAGCCTCTTCCCGTTGCCCTTTTTTCCGCTCACTGACGATTTCAGCGCACAGTTCGGCACAGTCCAGGCAGATATTCAGCCCGTCAGGACCGGTAATCAGGTATTTATCTGCAAAGGCTCCTTTGCAGAATGCGCACACTGTTTTCGGATCAGGTGTGTATTGGGCAATCTGCCATTTCGTTGAGTGCTCGATCATACGTTCACCTTACTGTAGCCAGCCGCGATAATTGCCTTTGCGATGCAGGCGGGTGTCGCGGCATCAGGCCGTTCGGCATCAAAAACAATCCGGTTCAATTCTCCTGAAAGCACATGGTCATAAGTTTCAGGCCAGTGCTCGCGTGGGATATCGTAGCCGTGATATTCACCGATCAGGTCAATAGCCAACAATACTGCTTCCTCTGCTGATTTTTCAGGCTTGCGATAACCAGCTTTCCATACCGCACTGGTAATATCGCCAGGGTCACCCCATGCACTTTTGATGATTTGCGCCAGATCGAAAATATTGGCTTCAGTCATTGCGCACCTCAGCTTTGTTTAAATCGGCCTGCAGGCGTCCTTCTGCAATGGCGCGAGCGACTAACCGTAATGAAGCCAAATCCGCTTTCGTTACCTGCTTCCTCAGAAGTGTCAGCAGTTCTTCATCTTCAAAGCGGGCACGCATAACGTTCATTTCTTTCTCTTCTCTACGAAGGACCGACAAACGTTCGCAAATACGGCTACGCATCCAGAACCAGGCTTTATGGGCTGCTGTTGCCCGATGATGCCAGTCGCTGTCTTTGTCTTCACTGCGGGACAGTTTTTCCTTCAAGATATCCAAAGTTCTGTTGGTGATAGCCAGTGCTTTGAGGTGCTCCGCGATACCATTCAACCCTTCCAGATTGATACGTCCATTTTCCAACTGAATATTGCTCATCGTGCTGCCTCCCTTACCGCTACCCGATAGGCCCGCAGCACATCCCGAGATTTTCCGGTGATAACTGACTTCATGAAAAATACGCCACTACGTTTAACGATTGTGCCTGGTGCCATAATCAGGGCGGAATCTACAGCACGGTTGTGCTTGCGGAGCTCAACTACCGTGTTTGTGATGGTTATCGTTGAGATAACGCCTTGAACTCGATGATCGATCTTCATTTCACCTGCTCCTTAACCCATGTCTGCGCTGCTTCTTGACCACCAAGTTCTTGAACCATCTCGCCGAACCTGCGGAACATAGCATCAATAAAACGAATGCCGCGCGGTTTAAGTTGGGGTACCTCTCCCCAGTGAACGAGGTAGCCGGTCTTGCAGCGTTCGGTCATTGCATCAATGTTCAGTAATTGCATATACATCCCAGTACGCTTCAGAGGTGACCAACGCTCCGCCAAGTAGCCATCGATAAAACCTGCAATAGATGAAGCATTGAGGGCGATATCACCGTTTTCATGGCGATAAACTGGGCGGCGATGAAGCGTTACCAAATGAATCAGGTAAGCTTCGCTAATAAGGGCAAGCGTACGATTCAGTTGTGGGTTACTCATGATTGCGCTTCCCATCCGATAACTTGGAACAGCCCCATTTGAGGGTGATGCCACTTCGTTCCGCGCTGCTCCGCTTCTGACATCATCGTGCGGAAAGTCGTCATGAAATCCGGCTCAAGCACAATCTTCATAGGACGAGGCTGGCCGTCAGGGGTCATGATTGTGATGGTGTCAGTTGCAACGCTATAGCTTTTAACCAGGGTGCGGCATTTCGTATCGGTCATGCCGCACTTCACTCGTAGAAGGGAATAACCAGCCCAGCCAGTGGGGATCGAACCTTGTTTTATTTGCTGAATAGTAGCGGCTACGTCTTCAACTTTTTCTTCTACACTTACCAGACGTCGCTCTTGCTCAACATTAGCCAGCGCCATAGCAGCGATGATTTCATTCTGGGTTTTAGGCTGCGATTGTCGGAAATATGAGCTCACCAGTTCGCGTTGTACTTGCCAGGCGAGATCGTCGGTAAGTGATTTTGCCAGCATCAAGTAGCCGGATTCAGTCAGGAAGGTAACGTGACCTCGGGCCATCACTGATAGTGTATAAAATTTGTCCCGACGAATTTCGTCGGTGCTAACAGTGTAGAAATCTTCCCCTTCAATGAAGCGGTCTCGGTTTTCACGGAATGCTCTGCTGGCTGTTCCATCAGGACGGTTGTGTACATCATCTACCATTGAGAAGGTAACTACTCGCTGACCGCGGTAATCTACGACAGGAAGTTGAGTATTTTTAATAACAATAGATTTCATTTGTCTCTCCCTTAAAATGGCTTCGTTTTCATGAACTCGCGGTACTGATCGGTTAATGCGTCGTGCTTTACCTGCCACTGCTGGATCTCACGTTTACGGGCTAACAGGTGACGAATACGGCGAATGCAGCGAGCATGAGCAGACAGGTAAACTTCAGTTGGTTGTCCGAGCTGGTGGACGATCACACCGTCTCGCTGAACTGGCATATCCGGGTTATGGGTCCTGATACCAACCAGATGAAAGGCGTGAGTGGTCATGTAATGCGCCAGGTTGTTCAGCGCAGCGCTACGACTCAGACAGCGTTTGCGATAGCCATGACGTGTCACGATATAAACCGGACGGAGAGGGCGACTAAACGCCGCGTCGATACCTGTTCTAACTTTGCTGGTGGTCATCATTTTCTGTCCTTCAGTTTGCTGTAGCGTTCATGACTCATTACTTCCCAGTTCTGGCCGCCATCTCTGGAGAGAAGCCGCCAGCGCCGGTTAACCTTAAGACTCAGATTTCCCGAGCCCTGTATGCGGCAGGCTATTACCCGTCGCTTTCTGTACTTTCCAAGTTTGTGAACAGCTTGTTCGTGAACCCACTCGGGAATGCGGATCGCTGTCAGTGTCATGAGTTCGGCCTCTGTAAAGGCCATCCAGCTTCTCGGGCCATCTCGATAAATGAGCCCAACGCGCAAATGTGTTCTTCATCGCGTAGTCTTCGATCACATTTGACGATGCCTTTTTCGATATAAAGAACAACGCGTCCGGTAAAGTCTGGTAATACATGTAAGTCCACATTTAAAAGAGGAAGTGGAATAGTCAGATTATTTAAAATATTGGATGGCTGTTTAGTTGCCATTGCCAACTCCTTTATGTTCGAATGCCTGTTCAGCTAAATTTGCTATTACCGCATTCATGAACTCAAAGCCAAGCGGTGAAAGCTTGTTTAATTTGTTACCCATACATGCGCTGTAGTGGTCTGATATATGCTTTTCGGCCTCGGTTCGTTTATTTGAATCAAATACCATTGCTTCGAATATTTTCTTTAAAGCCTTAATCAGAATTTCTTCGTTTAATTCGACAGTGGCTACTTCATTGTTTGGTAACTTAACGACAACAAGGTGACCACCGGTTTTTCGCTCCATTGAATTCAGCTTTGCAATAACTATGCGACGGCGACGGGTTTCAATCAGGTTTGTCATTTATCTTCTTCCCTTTCCAGTCCATCCATGAAGCGAGTTATTACGCCTGAAATGTCATAAGCCAATCCCAATAATTCGTTATCTGGATTGCAACCATCTGCACCTTTCTCAAAAATATTCTGTAGAAGTGCATTAAGCTGTCGGGATTTACTTGCAGCGTTAAGTACGTCGATAATATCTAGTTTTGAATTTCTCATTAATTCACTCCGTAAGCTTTGCGAAGATATAAAGAGGCAATTACTTCTTGTCCGTGCGCGGCATAGAGCAATGCGTTTTTATATGCATTAACGTCTTTAATAAAATTCATAATAAAATGTTCTCCGAAATTTGGGTGTGGAATCCCCCAGCTATAAAGCTGTATTAAAATTTGAATTATTTAATTAATTTTTGATTCTAACTCTTCGAGTAATCTGGTGATATTTATTGCGTAATCGGCTAAAGCAGAAGTCATTATTAAATTTCGAGAGCCATTGTCTTTATTGGTGAAGCAGCTATCAAGGAACATACAGGCTGTTTCTTTCATTTTCTCCGCTTCATGCAGCACATTAAATATATCATCTGCTATATCACAGATGCTTGCAGTCGCTGCTTTTGTTGTGCTTCCCCCATGCTCACTGGCATCGCATAACAATGAGTTAATAGTGAAAAGATTACTTTCAATATCTTTATCACTTAACTGATCCCTAGCCTCGATTAAACATATCACCACTGCTTTTGCTCTCTCAATGCTACTCATTGCCCTTTGATTATTCATTGCCTTTTCCCTTCGGTATTAGAGATAATTTCCTCAACATAGATTTCTGCTTTTTCTCTAGTCCGATAAAGCGATCTTAATAAGCAGGCAATAGCACAATCTAGCTGGGGGTCTTCAGCGCTGTTTTTATATATAAGTTCAAGTAACGCTGTGTTTTCGATGATCTCTGCATTAACTGATTCAAGCATCTCTATAGGAGTTTTCATTACTTATTCTCCGGCCAGTCAGCACCAAACATCTCGTTAAGTTCATCCGCTGCATGGGCAAGAGTCCTTTTGCATAAAAGAATTACAGCTGCGACGTTTTCGTTCACTTCTGAATGTTGAACTAGAGAAAGACATTTAATTACTTCATCCACTTGGTGACATGCCTGCCTGAGAGTGTGGCTTTCCAATGTTTGCTGTGTTTCTTGGTTCATCTCACTGGCTCCGTTGTTTGCCGATGAGTTAAATTTATCCCAATGATAAAGTTTGGTAAAGTCATAATTTATCATTTGTGACAGGATTTTGATTATGTTTCTGATAAATAATGATAAATATTTTTTGAAAGGTGTAAAAAAACCGCCATTTAGGCGGTTTATGTAGTGAGGGGGTTATCAACCGAGTCTGGTATAAGACATTTGCCATTTACCTATAACAAAACCCTGTATATGGAATAATTCCTCATCTTCATTTGTCACTTCCCATCGCTCATAAGAAGCATTATCGCTAATTACAATCATCCGGTCTTTTAACAGCTGCAGGCGTTTGATATGGAAATTATCCCCATAAACGAAAGCATAAATGCCATCGCTTATAAAACGTTTAATCGTTACATCCAATACAACTAGCTCCCCAGGGAATATGCTGCCTAACATGCTATCCCCCATGGCTGTGGCTATCTTAAGAGATGCGGCTTGCCGACCACCAAACATCCTTTTGGCCTCTTCCGGATCTAACTCAATGGAACGAATAACTTCTGGATATTCAGAGTTTAACCTTCCGCCCCCGCAGCTAAACTCAGTATCTAAAACCTCAAGCCTGTATTTTTGATCAGGGTAGCCTTCTGGCTCGCTGTGAAGTGTAAATTTCTCGACTAGAGGTTCCACGACAGAATAGTTGAGCATGGGGGTTTCGTTACTGGCATCCCATTTAGGGGAGTCCATCCAGCCATGTGGTAAAGCAAGGCTTACCTCGATTCGTCTGGCCATAACATCACCTATATTGCGAATTCCTCTGTCGCTACTTAATTGACTGAGTTGAGAAGGGGGTATGCCTACCTCTTCCGCAAAGCCCGCCTTACCAGATTTAGGGTGACGGAAAAGGTAGTCGTTTATTAGCGCAAGTAAGTTGCGCCGTCTGATGTCTTTAATATCCATTTATCAATGCTCTCATTATTTATCATGATGATAAATACCCAAAATGATAAATTACCTTGTCATTTGTTTATCGTAAAGATAAACTTTGATAAAAAGGAGCGTGCATGGAAAATCAACTACTCACTTGGCGAAAGTCGTCCACTCCTGAAGAGTGGGCAGATTTGGCCTGCAGGGCCGGTACCTCGGCTGGCTACTTAAACCTTATAGCGTATGGGTACCGAAACGCTTCGCCACGATTGGCCTTAGCTATCGAGTCGGCGTCAAGATTATTCCCTGATAAAAACCTTATCAAAAAAGAGCAATTAGTTTTCAAAAGCGAATCTGAAGCAAATGCCTCCTGACTTCCACCGCACAATATCAAAGGCCGCGACATGAACCCAGAAGCATTCATCCGCAAACACATCATCACTGCGCTGGTAGCTGAAGGTTTCAGTGAGGTGGTCGCAGGAGGGGGGGGCAGAACACGGCATTGAGTATTACCGCCGATGCTCTCAGGCAAGCCGTAAGGGAAGTATGTTTGCAGACTGTTTGTTTCGGGCGCGGCAGTGGGCGCTTGGGCAGACAACGATTTCTGAACGGAAAGCAGGCAAGAAAAAAGCCGGGAAGAGTTGCCACTCATCCGGCCTGTTTTGATTTATTGGAGAGATAAACCTTGAAAGACAATATCAGAACCTTCGATTTTAAATCAAGTGCTGGTGAACTTTTAGCCTCAGTACGTAGTGTTGTTATTAATCAGTCGCCATGGTTCTTTGCCGTCGATGCTTGTCAGGCACTTGGGCTTAGCGATACAAACAAAGCTCTACTGTCTGTAGATGATGAAGATATTTGTGAACACGAAGATTATTCGGGTTCGGGCCGCAAGCCAATGTTGGTCAACGAATCCGGCCTTTACACGCTAATCCTCAAAAGTCGTAAACCTCAAGCCAAACGCTTCAAGCGTTGGATCACCACCGATGTGTTGCCATCCATCCGAGCCACTGGCTCATACAGCCTATCACCATCTAACGACCTCCCAGATTTTAGCGACGAGGTAGCCGCTGCCCGAGCGTGGGCTGACGCCAAGGAAGCTGAGCGCCGCGCTATCGGCTATTCCCATCGTCAGTCTAAGTATATCGACCACCTGGAAAACTTGATTGCGGGCGGCATTACTCCCTATGAGTTTTGTAAGCAGTTTAATGGCGTCAACGTTCGTCAGGTTAATGCGTGCCTCGAAGATCATAACTGGCTTTTCGATGATCGCCCTGAATCTAAGCTTCCGCGCTGGCGCGTTGGCAATTATGCACGCGACCAGTATCTCACAGAGCGCCGTGGTCAGGTCGAACAGGAAGATGGAACGATGCGCGACACCTTCAAACCAATCCTGCTGCACAAGGGCGCAATCTGGCTTTATCGCCATTATCTCAAGGGAAGCCTTCCAATGAAGAAAAACTGGAACGGTGATTTCACACACATCACTGAATGGGAGGCAGCAGCATGAGCCTTTTGTTTAATTTCAGGCCGCTGGTTATTAATCCAGAACTTGCTGTGCGCATTGGGCTTAACGAGTCAATCATACTTCAGCAAGTTAACTACTGGCTGGTCGACAGGGAGCAAGGGGTCGATCATGACGGTCGTCGTTGGGTATTCAACAGCTACGAAGCGTGGGTTAAACAGTTCCCTTTCTGGTCTGTCGATACGGTTAAACGTGCGTTTACCTCCTTGGTGAAGCAAGGGGTTATGGATGTTGAGCAACTGAACAAATCTCAGCATGACCGAACCAATTTTTACACCATCAATTTTGGCAGTGAACTACTCAAAGAACCTTCGGAAGAAATGCCCTGTTCGATGAGTGCAAATTGCCCTGATCGACAAGAGCAGGTTGCCCCGATGGATGAGGGTAAATCCGCCTCATCTCTACAGGTTACTACAACATATATTACAACAGAGATTACTAAACCTCTTGGTGCACAGGCTGCCGCCAGTACACCTGATAAGCCAGCAAAGAGTGAATATTCTCCTGAATTCGAAACCGCCTGGAAAGCTTATCCAGCACGGCAAGGCAGCAACCCTAAAAACAAGGCCTACCAGTCGTGGAGTGCACGTCTGCGGGAAGGTGTGTCCGTTGAGGCCATGCTGCAAGGGGTTAATCGTTACGCTGCATACCAGCAGGCTCTCGGGAAAATCGGCACTGAGTTTGTGATGCAGGGGACAAGGTTCTTCGGCACGGGTCTTGAGTTTGAAAACGCATGGGTGGTGGCGGGTACGCAACAGGCCAAACCGCAGGATAGCAAGCACTCCGGATTTAACGAACGTGACTACGGCAAAACCAGTACACCAGTATGGGCGAGAGGTAACGCATGAGCTACATGACTTCAGATCACCGCAAGCGAGATATTCAGTCGCTGGGCGCAACGATGGATAACCTGTTGGAAGAGCTGGCATTCGCTGGTGGTGAGGTTGCAACCACAGATCGCTGCTATGACAAGCAGGAAACAAAACCAGCAACCTGTAACTTGCATGGCGATTATCAGAAAAACCGCATCTGGATGGAATTCAGAGGTCGTGTGTCTGAAAAGTCATCCCGTTGCCCGGTCTGTATCCAGAAGGAAATTGACGCAGCCGCACAGACAAAAACAGCGATCCAGATTGATATCTTGCTGGAGAATGCCTGCATCGCCCCACGATTTGAAGCCTGCGAATTCAGCAATTACGAAGTGGTTTGTGACAGTGCTGCAAAATGCCTGAGTATCCTGAAAGCTTATGCATCTGCATGGCCTGAGATGCTGGAGAACGGCACCAGTCTTATTCTCACGGGTAAGCCGGGTACCGGTAAAAATCACCTGGTTACCGCGCTGGCGAAAAATATCATCCGTAACCATCAGAGCACAGTTCTGATGACCTCAGTGATGCGCATCATCCGGGCTATCAAGCGTACCTGGTCCAAAGAATCCGATACAACTGAGGATGCGCTGGTTGGCCTGTACACCAGTCGGGATCTGCTGGTGATCGATGAGGTTGGCCTTCAGTATGGTACCGATGCAGAGAAAATCATTCTGTTCGACATTCTCAACACTCGTTACGAACGCATGTTGCCGACTATCCTGTTGAGCAATCTCACACCTGCACAGATTTCTGATGCTATCGGCGAGCGCCTGACCGATCGTATGGTTGAAGGGGGTGGTACCGAGTTAATTTTTGACTGGGGAAGCTATCGCAAGCAGAAAGGGCAGGTGGCGGCATGAGTGCAACCCTGTGGCGAAACGAGGACATCGAAGGTGCGGTTATCGGTGGAATGTTCCTGCGTGGCGCCGATCCTGAAGTGATGGAGATTATTTCGACACTTCCACCGACTGTATTTGGCAACTGGCAGTATCGTGAAATTTTCGAAGGCATTTGCCAGCAGGCAAAAACGACGGGGATCATTGACCCCGTACTGCTATGCGAGTCGCTGCCAAAGCACGAAGCGACAATTCTGGAAGCAGGTAACAAAGCTTGGGCTAAATCCTCTCTCATGCGGTATGCCGTCGTTCTGAAAAGAAATGCGGCCCTGCGTACTGCGGAGGACGTCCTGGAGGCAACGCTGGGTAGACTGCGCCAGTCCGTAACAAGTGAACAGGCACTGGCTGCGCTGGATGAAGTAAAAGCCGTCGTGGGCGCTATTGAGACGGAAGATAACGCGGTAAAGGCCACAATCATTGATGATTTACTGCCTGAAATTATTCAGCGGCTGGACGATAAAATGAGCGGTCGCAGCGAAGGCAGAACCATTCTGACGGGTATTGATGAACTGGATTCGATAACTGGCGGCCTGGATTTAACCGATCTGGTGTTGCTGGCGGCGCGTCCATCGATGGGTAAAACCGAAATGGTGCTGGATATCCTCGACAAGGTGACTGAATCCGGTGCGGGCGTTCTGTTTTTCAGCATGGAGATGGGCGCCATTCAGATAGCCGAGCGTCATGTTTCAGCAGCTGGCGGCATCTCTGCATCACGCCTCAAATCCCCCGACAAACTGGGGGATGAAGACTGGGCAAGAATTTCCAACGGCATCGCACGCATGACCGGTCGCAACATCTGGATCATCGATGCGGCAGATCTCAATGTGGATCAGATTAAACAGGCGGCGATTCGTCACAAGCAGGCACACCCGGATACGGTGCTGGTGGCCGTTGATTATATTGGACTGGTTAAACTGCACAGCAACAGCCGTCACGATCTGGCGGTGGGTGAAGTCTCGAAGGGGCTTAAATCGCTGGCGAAAACTAACAAAACACCGGTTATCGCATTGAGCCAGTTATCACGCAGTGTTGAATCACGCCCTAACAAGCGCCCACTCAATGCGGACCTCAAAAACTCAGGTGAGATTGAGGCCGACGCTGACATTATCATGATGCTTTACCGCGATGAGGTTTATAACCCGGAATCACCCGCACGCGGTATTGCTGAAATCAATGTGACCAAAAACCGTAACGGTGCGCTTGGTACTGTTTATCGTCGATTCAATAACGGGCATTTCTATCCCACTGACCAGGCACAAGCACAGCAACTGAGCCGCCAGCAACCTGAAGCCAAATCCCGCCGATACAGCAAGAACGAGAGGGCTGCATGAAACTTGAATCAGCACTGAAGCACTTCAGCCCACAGGGACTGGCCATCACCAGCGGAACAGGAGAAAACAATTATGCGTGATATGTACGAAGTTTTAGACCGCTGGGGAGCATGGGCAGCTTCAGATAGTAGTGGTGTTGACTGGCAGCCGATTGCTGCGGGTTTTAAGGGGCTTATTCCACATGGGAAGAAATCACGACCTCAGTGCTGTGATGATGAAGGGATCATGATTGATGGTTGTGTGGCTCGCTTACGGCAATATAAGCCGAAAGAGTATGAGTTGGTCATGGCCCACTTTGTTATCGGTATCTCGTTGCGGGCTATTGCGAAGAAGCGGAAGTGCTCAGATGGAACAATAAGAAAGGAGCTACAGACCGCGCTAGGATTTATTGATGGAATGTTATATATAATTTTAGCTTGATTAAAAGCCGCGAAAGCGGCTTATTTTTTGTTAAGTTCCCTTTTTTCTCTGAAAAGCTCTTTTATTTTTAAAGGGATGAAGGTTGATTGAATGAAAGAAAAACAGGTCAAAAATGCGATGGCGTGGCCTATGACTGACTTTGTTAATGAGAAAAGTTGAGATGTATTTTCTTTGTTTTTTGAAATAAGGTAAAAAACAAATATTAAAGCCAGTGTTAATATATATAGTAAAAAGAGAGCGTAGTATTTATTAAAGCGCATAAGAAAACGCTTTTCTTGATAGGCTGCATCAAGGTCACTTATATTATCCATGATGGCCGAGTTTTCACCCGACATTGTTATCACTAAAAGTAAAAAACCTGAAAGAATGGAAAAAACATTGGCGACTAAGTTTAATGCATCACTATTATTGGTCAGGCTATCAGTAAGAAATATAGAAAAGCTGATGGAGGCTAAAATGTTCAGTGTTGAAATAATCAACCCTGTAGTATTAATTTTTTTTAGCATTTAAGCCTCCTGATAACCTATACCTAGATTATAGCTCTTTTGCAGCAAAATCCTCTAGGATTTCTTTTGCGTACTTTGCGTTGATAGACTTAGAACCGTATGGCACGGTGAAGTAGGTTTTGGTTAGCTTGAGATCATCACTAGTAATTTTCTCACCTTTCTTAGTTTCAATATAAAAATCACTGTCAAGATCTGATACCCAGTCGGCAGGGTTATTTTCTATTGACTGTGCCAGTTCGGCATTTCCTTTTGCATCAATAGTTAAATGTCCTGAGATACCTTTAGCCCTAACTTTCGGCTCTTTGTTAAATATTGATTCTATTAATCCTGGTGCTTTTACAAAATCTGCTTCATCCACATCGATGTTTAGATGTAATGCTTTCAACTTGTCATCTTTAATCCGCTGGACAACATTTTTTTGCAATATTGCCGATGGGGTTATTTTTATCCCAAACTGGTTAAATATTTTTGCAATTTTAACTTCACACCAGTTTGTGGATATTTGCATCAAAGATGCGATTTTATTATCTTTGATAAGTAAAAAAGCATGAAGGTCATCGAGGTTTTCGACATCAAGCAAATCACTCACTGTATTAACTAATGGAGTAATAGATACCTGAGCTTTTGGGTTGTATAAGGCAATGTGCAAATAATGGATATTATTATTTGTTTCATAAGCCTTTAACATTAGGTGCTTTTCAGCATTAATTTTAATAATTGAGCCAGATTGGAATTTTTTTGACTGAGACACTTGTTTAAAAAGTACATCGGTAGATGCACTGTTAACTTTGAAGGCTCTAACGAGACACTTCTTAGTGAGATTTCCTTGTTTAACGTCAGAAAAGTTCATGGATGGCCCATAGTTAAGGTTGGATTATTTTTATTGTAATCAAATACTAACGCGTACGCAAAAACTATTGTAGAGTGGTAAGAGTGGTCACAAAGACACAACGCTTATCAGTCAAAATATGTAACAAACGCGTAAATTTAACGCATGAGTCTAATAATTACTCTCCCAGACTAACCAACAAACCTTTCAGCTTGCTGCTTTACCGAACTAGAGTTATCTGTGTGTCACGCCAAAAATAAAGGGTAGAAGACATGCTAAAACAGCAAGATATGACATACACCGCGAAAATTCTTTATAGCTGCCTCAGCCACAAAAACTGGAAGTCGGTTGAATACCTGGCAAACCTGATGCGTATAAGTGTAGGGCGTTGTCAGCTGATACTGACGCAACTGGTTATGGCGGGGTTGGCGGTAGAGGATGCAGACGGTGAGAATTTCAAACGCTGCCATTAAATGGCAATTCTTGCTGTGAAAATGGGCGACTGGTGGTGTTGGTAGCACTCACCAGTCATTCGCTCATGCTGAAAGGTCACAAGCGAACCCAGGCCCACTGCTTTGCGCAAAGCCCAGTGAGCCTATCAGAGTCCCGCTGACTGATCTATGAAAAATACTGTAAAAATAAACAGTGCTGAGTTATTCAACGCTGATTGTATTCAGGTTCTTGCTTCCCTTGCGGATAATTCCATCGATTTAATCGTCACTGATCCCCCTTATTTCAAGGTAAAGCCGCACGGCTGGGATAACCAGTGGCGCGGTGATGAGGACTATCTGGCATGGCTTGATACATGCCTGGCTGAATTCTGGCGAGTGCTGAAGCCTAACGGCAGCATCTATTTGTTCAGTGGCCATCGACTGGCTGCTGATATTGAACTGCTGATGCGCCACCGCTTCAATATTCTGAACCACATCATCTGGGCCAAACCGTCCGGGCGGTGGAACGGCTGTAATAAAGAAAGCCTGCGTACTTACTTCCCGGCAACTGAACGCGTCTTGTTCGCTGAGCATTATCCGGGACCGTATAAGCCCGACAATTACGCTGAGCAGTGCAGCGATGCTAAGCAGCATGTACTGACCCTGCTGATTGATTACTTCCGTAATGCACGCATAGCGCTGGGTGTAACCTCAAAACAGATCGCCGATGCGACGGGCAAGAAGAACATGGTTTCGCACTGGTTCGGCGCCAGCCAGTGGCAACTGCCGAATGAGGCTGATTATCTGAAGTTGCAGGAGTTGTTCACGCAAATTGCCATCGAGAAACATGTAAACCATGAACTTGATAAACCACACCACCAGCTGGTGGCAACGTGGCAGTCGTTAAACCGGCAATATTCTGATCTGCTGGGTGAGTTCAAAGCGCTCCGGCGTCCTTTCGCTGTTTCAGTCTCTGTTCCGTACACCGATGTATGGACACACAAGCCTGTCCAGTTCTATCCGGGTAAGCATCCCTGTGAAAAGCCTGCGGACATGTTGCGACAGATAATCAGTGCCAGCAGCAAAGCAGGCGATGTAGTCGCTGACTTCTTTATGGGGTCAGGTTCGACAATCAAGGCTGCGATGGCGTTGGGCCGTAAAGCTGTAGGCGTTGAGCTCGAAGAAGAACGATTCAGGCAAACAGTTGAAGAAATTAAAAGAGGGATGGTTAAGGCCTCAAGCTGACATAAACCCGCTTCGGTGGTTTTTTCGGTTTAGACTACCAGGATTGATTGGTGTCAATTTGTACAACCCAGATTGTATATATATTGAGCACTCCAATTATCCATATTTGTTGATGCCTGCTTGATAAAATCAATAAACGTTTCTTTGTGCCCGGAAAGGACGATATAGCCGCAGAGAGTTTGAGCTATTAGTTGCTGAGTTGTAACCAGGGACTTAAGGGTATTGTTTATGATTAGCATTTGCTCTCCGAGAGACTGGAGATTTTCCATTTTTCATCCTTAACCAGAGATAATCAGCCATTCCTCTGATTTTAAACACCCATGCGTCTACATGGGTGGGCTGATGTATCAGGCTAACAGACGGCGTCTTAACTCGATTGATTTAACTCAAATTCTTGCCTCGCATTTGCGGGGCTTTCTTATTTCAGGAGGCGGAAGTGGGCGAACCCATCACGTTATCAGGCGCTGGAGTCGCTACGGTCGGTATTACCGGCGTAACTTTCGCCAGCCTGTTGCAAGGTACTGATGCAGGGGTATTTATCGGCGCATTCGCTGGGGCGGTCGTTTATGTTCTCTCGGCAAATGAGTTGAGTCGTTGGATGCAGGTTGGTTTCTTCATTGCATCTTTTTTTATCGGCGTCCTGGCTGCTGATATGACTACGGGCATTATTGCATTCGTGGTCGACAAATACATTCAGCTCCCGCCAGGTGTTGTCGTCAGTAAATCGGTCGGTGCGACGGTCGCGGCCTCGGTTGGCGTTTACATATTGATAAATCTTCGAAAGCTGAATTTCTCAATGCTGGCGTCTGCCATGGGCAGGATATTCTCTGGAGGGGGCAATGGTAACCCTAAATGAAGTGCTATTGATGCTCTACATTCTTAGCTGCTTAACCATCGCTATCACACTGGGTACATTTCAGCGTCGTGGTTTGCACTATCACCCTGTTGCCCGCCTGATATCTCTCATTCTGATCGTCTCCTCAGGAACAATCGCCATTTTGATTCTGACAGGACACTACCAAACGGTGGGTTTGCCCGACACCGTTGTTTTTGTGGCTTTTGCTGCTGTCGTTGTTTTGTCCGGTGGCAATGTCCTGAAAATTTTCAGGTATAACAATCCAGATAAGATCGAGTAACGAATGAATAAATCACAATTTCAGATGGCGGCTGACATCAGCGCTGAATTCACCACACGCTGGTTTCCGCACATCGATGCCGCGATGACAGAGTTCGGTATTACATCACCCGTTGACCAGGCGATGTTTATTGCACAGGTCGGGCATGAATCATCCGGATTCGGCACGCTGGTGGAAAACTTCAACTATTCCGTGGAGGGTCTGAAGAAAACCTTCGGTAATCGCCTGACACCTTATCAGTGCGGAATGCTTGGACGAACCAACACGCAAACAGCTCGCCAGCCTCAGATTGCCAATCTGGTCTACGGCAGCCGCATGGGTAATAAAGAAACGGGTGATGGCTGGAAATACCGTGGACGTGGGCTGTTGCAAATCACGGGGCGGGATAATTACACAAAATGCGGTACCGCGCTGAAGCTTGACCTCATCAGCACACCTGAACTCCTCGAGCAGGAAAAGCATGCTGCACGTTCTGCCGCCTGGTATTACGCCTTGCGTGGCTGCCTGCTGTATTCCGGCGACATGATTCGCGTAACGCAGATTATCAACGGTGGCCAGAACGGTATCGACGACCGCAAGGCTCGCTTTAACCGGGCGCAGGCGGCGCTGTTGATATGATTCCATTACTGAAACTTATCTGGAAGCCACTGAGTGCCTTTGTGCTGGTGGCTGCGGTGTTATGGGGCATTCACCATCATGGCTACATCTCCGGTCAGTCGGACGAGCGTCAGGTCTGGCAACTGAAGTGGGCAAAGCGTGACGCTGACGACCTGGCTGCGCTAGTCGCTAAGCAGCTTACAGAGCGCAACGAAGAACAGCGCCGTCAAAACCAAATCAATCAGGTAACCGCCGATGCACAAACCCAACTCGATAAAGCGTGGCTTGATGCTGCTAACGCTCAGTCTGCTAATGACAAGTTGCAACGCTCCATTGCAAACATCCGGCGTCAGCTCGCAGCAAGTGAAACCAGCAAGCTTTCCGCCATTGCCAGTGCAAGCGCGACAAAAGCCAACGCCGGAGTATTGCTTGCCGACATGCTCAGCAAATCTGTCGAACGAAATCAGCAGCTGGCAACAACAGCTGACGACAGCCGAATAGCTGGGCTTACGTGTGAACGGTCATACAATGCAATTGCTGGTAATATTAATGAGGAAAAATAGCAAGTAGAAAAAATGAAATGTTGTTTCTCTTATTAAACTTGGAGCAAAATAAGCATTCATATTCTTTAGAGTGTTAAAAATGAAAATAAAAGAACTAAATACCGAAAAGAGCTCCCAGTCTCTGGGGTTAGGCGACCGAGTCTTGGTGCTTTCAGGGCAGCCAGCGAAAGAGTGGGTGCCACATTTTGAAAGATTAGCGAACGAAGCGCGCTATAGCATCAAGCTATTCAAAGCTGAAAAAGAAATTGTGATTTGGTGTGAGGCGTCTGAGTTGCAGGAGGCCGTAAACCTTGTGAAGATTATTGTTCAGCAAGCAAACGACAGCTTAATTGGCTCCCAACAAATTCAGAAAGATATTGAAACCATTGAGCTCGCCAAAAAGAAAGAAGAAGCTCAGGAAATAGATGCTATATATGGAAAACTTAAAATATAGCACCTACGAGAATTAACCAGGCCGCCTCCGGGCGGTTTTTTATTGCCATCACAAAGGCCACTTACGAGTGGCTTTTTTAATGGCTTTAACCTACCTGAGTAAATCATGAAAAAACGTTACTTCATTGGCGCAGCCGCTCTGGCTGTGCTGGTTCTTGTCGCCTGTCATGACGAGAGTGAACCGCGCATTGTTGAATCATCCCCTGTGCAGCAACCACAGGTTGTTTATCAGCAAGCCCCGCCGCCAGCCGTGGTGCAAAACTCTGACAATGGCTTTTTTAACGGCCTGCTGATGGGGCATCTGCTTTCCGGTGGTGGTCATGGTGGCTACAGCAGCCATCACACCACGGTAGTGGTCAGTCGCCCCTCACCGCGACGTTATTACGGGCGGGGTGGTTATTCATCCCGCTCTTCGTTTACGACGACCCGCAGTTCTGGGCGTCGCCGTTAAGTTAGTCCCTGTAAACCTGAATGCGGAGCCTCCGCGTGATTATTCTCAACTGGCTTCAAGGCCGTAATAAAAGAAAGGAAACAGTAATGCCGGATATTAAAGATGTTGTGACAAATGACCTGGTCAAAAATGCCCTGCAGTCCACCGCGGTAGTCACCGCAGTGAAGGCGCAGATTAAAGCGGATCTGGACAGTCAGATTGACAGTGCCGTCGATACCGCGCTCACCGGTCTTCTGGGTGCGCCTGCCGGTGATGGCAGTACGACCTAAGCATTTCAGCAGGCATTCATTGAGTGCCTGCGAAAATGCCAGCATCTGCATCAACAGGATGCTACGAGTGTTATTTCATTAATAAGCGGAGACATAACGATGGCGAAGAACTATTACGAAGACGGCAATACGATGGACTGGCATAACAGCACGGGCAAGGATGTGGTGTCAGGTCAGCCAGTCGTTGTCGGTGCCGTGGTGGGTGTGGCACATCACGACATCCCCAATGACGGTTCGGGTGTGCTGGTGATGACAGGTGTGTTCGTCCTGCCAAAGGTGGACACCGAGACCTGGGCGCGGGGTGCCCGCCTCTGGCTCACTGCCGATGGCAAGCTGACGGCGCAGGATAAGGACAGTGGCAATAAGGCCAATGCACTGGCAGGCACGTCATGGATCACCACCAATGCAGGTGACCCTGAAGGACGTGTGCGCCTGGGCTTCTGAGTGGCAATACATGTACAGGCCTGCATATTTTCAAAAGGTACTCCCGGCGGGGTACCCCTGCCACGGGTCATCAGCGCCCCGGCCAGCGGCACATTTTTGCATTTTCATGTGCTCCACCACAGGTCAGTTAACTTACTGATTACTATAAATTAATCGGGTTTCCATCTGTGCATTTTGATTTTAGCGATGTACAGGTGGGTATGTGCTAACGCATTGATTATAAAAATGAAAGGCCGAATCGAGCTGTACATCTGAGCTGTACATGGAGTGAAGTATGTCAAATGTCAGCGATATGGGCGGTGTTTATCACTGGAGTGTATCCAGGCTTGCTGAGGCATTTGGCATCGATCGCAGGACAGTAAAGAGCCGGCTGGCAGAGGGGCGGGTGCCGGTGGTGGGCGAAGTCCGTGGCAGTCCGGTGTTTGATCTGAAAGATGCCGCGCCGGCATTGTTTCGTACCTCCCCGTCACAGGACCCGGATGTCTTACACGACCCCAGCCAGATGCCACCGAAAGAGCGTAAAGACTGGTATGACTCAGAAAAAGGCCGTATCTGGCTTGAGAAAGAGTTACGTCAGCTGATCCCTGAGCATGAGGTCACCAGTGTGTATGCCGCCACCATCAAGACCGTTGTCCAGCAGCTTGAAACGTTGCCTGACCGGCTTGAACGTGATGGGGGGATGACGCCGAAGGGCCTCGCGATGGTGCAGGAAACGATTGACGATTTGCGTGATGCTCTTTTTGAACGCACCTATCAGGCCAGTGCTGCGGCGATATTTAATCAGGATGAAAGAGCAGAGGTGACTGATGAATAGCCAGTATGCCAGTGCGGTCCGCGTGGGTAAGAACGTGGCGGCGTTGTTTAAGCCTCCCCGACGAATGCAGGTCGCCGAAGCGGTGAAAGATTATATGCGGGTTCCCATGGGGGCGGGCAATGCCATGCCGTGGGAGCCAGGATTGACCCCCTACATGATAGAGGCCATGAACCTCTTATCCTCTCGCGAATTCGATGCGGTGATCTTTGTCTGTCCGGCACGTGCGGGTAAAACACTGGGGTTGATTGACGGCTGGATAGTGTACAGCGTGACATGCGATCCCGGCGACATGCTGGTGGTTCAGATGACCCAGGACAAGGCGCAGGAGCATTCCAAAAAACGCCTTGCCCGCATGTTCAGGGCCAGTCCGGAAATGGCTAAGCGACTGAGTCCCAGCCGGAACGACAATAACGTCCACGATAAAATGTTCCGTGACGGTTCGTTTCTTAAAATTGGCTGGCCATCGATCAGTATTTTTTCGTCTTCCGACTATAAGCGCGTAGCGCTCACCGACTACGACCGTTTCCCGGAAGACGTCGATGGTGAAGGAGATGCGTTCTCTCTGGCGTCCAAGCGCACCACGACCTTTATGTCAGCAGGGATGACGCTGGTTGAGTCCTCGCCCGGTCGGGACATTGAAGATACCAAGTGGCGCAGAACGGCGGCGCATGAAGCCCCGCCATGCACCGGTATCATGTCACTTTACAATCGCGGTGACCGGCGTCGCTGGTACTGGCCATGCCCGCATTGTCACAGCTATTTTCAGCCTGAGATGTCGGCCATGACCGGATTTCGTGAAGAACGTGACCCGCTTAAAGCCAGCGAGCAGGCACATATTGTCTGCCCACACTGTGCCGGAAAAATTACCGCAGACCAGAAGCGGGAGCTGAATAACCGCGGTGTCTGGCTGAAGGAGGGGCAGACCATCAGCCCTGAGGGGATCATCTCCGGCGAAGCCCGTCGCTCCCGGGTGGCGTCATTCTGGATGGAAGGCCCGGCAGCGGCTTATCAGACCTGGTCGCAATTGGTGTACAAACTGCTCACCGCCGAGCAGGAATACGAGGCCACCGGCAGCGAAGAAACACTGAAATCCGTCTACAACACGGACTGGGGGGTACCGTATTTACCCCGTTCCTGTGCGGATCAGCGCCGTACCGATGTGCTGATGGCGCGGGCCGAACCGGTACCGAAACGCAGTGTACCGGCGGGCGTGTTGTTTCTGGTGGCGACAGTGGATGTGCAGGGGGGCAAAAATCGTCGCTTCGTGGTGCAAATCACCGGCTATGGCCGTCACGGGGAGCGCTGGGTAGTGGACCGTTACAATATCCGCTTTTCCCTGCGTGCGGACGAGAACGGTGAAAGTCTGCCAGTCAATCCGTCGGCGTACCTGGAAGACTGGCAGCTGCTGCGCACCGATGTGCTGGAAAAGTGCTGGCCGATGGCGGATAACCCGGAGGTTTCGATGCCGGTGCAGGCGATGGCTATTGACTCCGGTGGGGAGGATGGGGTGACCGGGAATGCGTATGCCTTCTGGCTACAGTGTCAGCGCGACGGCTTGAGAAAGAAACTCTATCTCTTTAAGGGTGACAGTCTGACCCGCAGCAAGCTCATTACCGAAACCTTTCCCGATAACACCGACCGCTCCAACCGTCGCGCTCAGGTCACCGGCAATGTGCCGCTTTATCTGCTGCAGACCAATCAGCTGAAAGATCGCATCAGCAATGCCCTGGCGCGTGATGTCCCCGGGGCCAACTATATCCACATTCCTGACTGGCTGGGTGAGTGGTTTTACGACGAACTGACCTATGAAGAACGTCAGCCTGACGGTAAATGGCTGAAACCCGGTCGCGGCAATAACGAAGCGCTGGATTTACTTTGCTACGCCCACGCGCTGGCGATTTTGCTGGGCTACGAAAAAATCAACTGGGATAAAAAATTGCCGAAATGGCTGCGCGTGGCGCAGGAAACCCAGGGCGAACCGACATCACTTGGTGCACCGGTACCTGCAAAGAAAGCAGCTGAGAAATCAGCACCGGACAAGCGTAAAACCCAAAACGGGCAGGCAAATGCCTGGCCTACCATGAAATCAGGAGGGGGATGGGTATGACCCGCAGCGAACTTGAAACAATCATCCAGGCTTACCGCGATGCCGAACGGGCGGTGCTGGCTGGCAAATCCATCACGATGAATGGCCAGAGCATGACGATGGAAAACCTGAGCGACATCCGCAAGGGACTTACCGCCTATGAGACCAGACTGGCCTCGTTCGATGCCCGTCAGCGTGGGCGCCCTCGTTATAAGCTGGCGAGGTTCCTGTGAGTCTCCTCGATGAAGTTGTGGGGCTCATTTCCCCGGGCTGGAAGGCGGCGCGGCTACGTTCACGCCTGCAAGTCCGGGCTTATGAGGCGGCGCTGCCGTCCCGAACCCACCGGGCTAAGCGTGAAAACCGCAGCGCAAATCAACTGACGGATCTGGCCGGTCGCTCCCTTCGGGAGCAGGCCCGCTGGCTGGATAACAATCACGATCTGGTGATTGGCATTCTGGATAAGCTCGAAGAACGGATTGTCGGCGCACGGGGTATCAGCGTGGAGCCACACCCTCTGACTAAAACCGGCGAGCTGCATGCTGATTTTGCCCGGCAAATACAAACAGCCTGGGCCGCCTGGTCAGTCTCACCGGATGTGACGGGGCAATTTACCCGCCCGGTGCTGGAGCGTCTGATGGCCCGGAGCTGGCTGCGCGATGGTGAGGTGTTTGGGCAACTGGTGTCCGGAGCGGTGGCAGGACTGGTGCCGGTTGAGGGGATCCCCTTCTGGATAGAGGCACTGGAAGCTGACTATGTTCCTCTGAGCGCTACCGATCAGGGCAGTAGCCTTCAGCAGGGCATTTATCTCAACGACTGGGGGCGAGCGGTGAAATACCAGGTGTACAAACACCGACCGGTGCAGGGGATTACGCCGGGTGATACCAAAGAGGTGTCCGCCGCCAGCATGCTGCACCTTAAATTTATGCGCCGGCTGCATCAGGTTCGGGGGCACTCTCTGCTGTCCGGTGTGATTATCCGGCTGGCGGCGTTAGGGGAGTATGAGAACTCTGAGCTGACGGCTGCACGCATTGCCGCCTCCCTCGGGCTGTACATCAAAAAAGGAGATCCGGCGACCTACAATGCCAGTGACGCTGATGACAACCGCGAAATTGATTTTCAGCCGGGCATGATTTGGGATGGCCTGGAGGCCGGAGAGGACATTGACACCATCAAGTCCGACAGGCCAAACCCTAATCTGGAAAGTTTCCGTAACGGCCAGTTGCGTGCCGTTTCAGCCGGCACCCGCGGGAGCTTTTCCAGTATCGCCCGCAATTATGACGGGACCTACAGTGCTCAGCGACAGGAACTGGTGGAAGCCTACGAAGGGTACAGCATTTTGCAGGATGCCTTTATTGCCGCCGTCAGTCGTCCGGTTTATCGCGCCTGGCTGGCTGCTGCCATTGCCGCAGGCGTACTGAAACCGCCCGCCGACCTCGATCGCCATTCGCTTTATAACGCGGTTTTCCGGGGGCCGGTGATGCCGTGGATCGACCCCCTGAAGGAGGCCAACTCGTGGCGGGTTCTGATACGCGGTGGGGCAGCGACGGAAAGTGACTGGGTGCAGGCACGCGGTGCCAGCCCGAATGAAGTTAAACGCCGCCGTAAGGCGGAAATCGATGAAAACCATGAACTGGGTCTGGTATTCGATACCGACCCGGCTAATGACAAAGGAGTTGCCAGTGTCGAAACAACGAAGCCGGATGAACCGCCGGCCAAAAGCGAGCGCAAAAAACAGTAACGGCTGGTTTCGCATGCAGGCCGCCGCGAACAACTCAGCGAATGTTTATATTTATGATGAAATTGGCTACTGGGGCGTCACGGCAAAGCAGTTTGTGGCAGATCTGGAGGCGCTGGGAGATGTCACCCACATTAATCTGCATATCAATTCCCCTGGTGGCGATGTTTTTGCGGGTATTGCCATTTTTAATGCCCTGAAATACCACGGTGCGGCCATCACCGTACATATCGACGGCGTTGCGGCCTCGATGGCGTCGGTGATTGCCATGGTGGGCAACCCGATCATCATGCCAGCGAATACTATGATGATGATCCACAAGCCGTGGGGCTTTGCGGGCGGGGATGCCAATGATATGCGTGATTACGCCGATCTGCTCGACAAGATGGAAAGTGTGCTTATCCCCGCATATGCCGAAAAAACCGGTAAAACGCCGGAAGAGATTGCCGCCATGCTGGAAGATGAGACCTGGATGGATGGCAACGAATGCCTTGCTCTCGGGTTTGCAGACCAGGTCACCCCTTCAATGCAGGCAATGGCCTGTATTCAGTCAAAACGTATTGAGGAATTTGAAAAAATGCCAAACGGTATCCGTAATATGATCACCCCGCCAAAAGCGACCACCCAGAAGCCACCGGTTATCGAAACACCGCCTGTTCAGCCACAACAACCGGATCACACGGCAATTCTGGCGCAGGAGCGTGAGGCGCAGAAGCAGCGTATTCACGGTATCAAAGATTTGTTTGCTATGTTTGGCGGGCGTTTCACAGAGCTGCAGGCTGAATGTGTGGAAGATGTGGAGTGCAGTCTTGAAGGTGCCCGGGTGAAATTGCTGGCGAAAATGGCGGAAGGTGTGACGCCATCCAATAAAAACGTCGACCATATTCATGCCGGAAACGGTAACTTCACCGGCGACGGCATTCGTCAGGCACTGATGGCGCGTGCAGGTTATGAGGAATTTCAGCGTGATAATGCCTATAACGGCATGACATTGCGTGAGTGTGCGCGTATGTCGCTGACCGAGCGTGGCTTTGGGGTAGCCAGCTACAATCCGATGCAGATGATTGGCCTGTCCCTGACCCACAGCACCTCGGATTTTGGCAATATCCTGCTGGATGTGTCCAACAAAGCGCTGCTGCAGGGCTGGGATGAAGCGGCTGAGACCTTTGATTTGTGGACCAAAAAAGGCCAGCTGTCCGACTTTAAAACCGCACACCGTGTGGGTCTCGGGGGCTTCCCGTCGCTGCGCAAGGTGAATGAAGGGGCGGAATATAAGTACATCACCACCGGTGATAAAGGTGAAACCATTGCGCTGGCCACCTACGGTGAAATCTTCTCTATCACCCGTCAGGCCATTATTAACGACGACCTGAATCAGCTGACCGATGTGCCGATGAAGATGGGGCGTGCGGCCAAAGCGACCATCGGCGACATGGTATATCTGGTTCTGACCAGTAATGCGAAGTTATCTGACGGTAAAGCGATGTTCCATGCTGACCACAAGAACCTCTCATCCGGCGCCATTTCGGTCAGTAGCCTGGACGATGCACGTAAGCTGATGCGTCTGCAGAAAGAAGGTGAGCGCTCCCTGAATATCCGACCGGCCTTTATGCTGGTGCCGGTGGCGCTGGAAACCACCGCGAACCAGACCATTAAGTCTGCCAGCGTGAAAGGGGCGGACGTGAATGCCGGCATTATTAACCCGGTGCAGAACTTTGCGCAGGTGATTGCCGAAGCGCGCCTGGATGAAAACGATCCAGCTGCCTGGTATCTGGCCGCCGCGAAAGGCACTGACACCATTGAGGTGGCCTACCTGAACGGGATGGACGCGCCATATATTGACCAGCAGGAAGGGTTTACGACCGATGGTATTGCCACCAAAGTGCGCATCGATGCCGGTGTGGCATCACTGGATCATCGCGGACTGGTGAAATCCACCGGCAAATAATCCCGCCCATTCAGCTTCAACCGAACGCCCGTCAGGGCTTTTTTTATGCCTGTAATCCGGCACCGATGTGCCGGAAAGGGAAAATTATGACCACACCTTTTGAGCAACTGAGTGCCCGCATGGACAAGGTGACGATGGATCGCATGTCGAAACAGGCTGTCATTGAGGGCGAAACGTATCAGGTGGTGGAAGAAACCCAGTCACTTGAGATGGCTGCGCTGAATGGCGAGGGGATTGTCCTGGTGGTGTTTTCCGACACTTATCAGCCGCGTCGTCAGCAGAAGGTGAGCTGGCGGGGGCGGGATCACATCGTAACGGAGCACAGGCGTTTTAACGGTAAGCCGCTGATACGAATTGAGTGAGGTCATACATGAAAACAACAGATACGCTCGTGACCCTTATGGCAGGTATGGCCGGGAATGCGCTCGGGGGTATTACGGCGCAGACGCTCAACCGGGTAGCCAGTCAGGCGGCGAAACGGGCGACAACGAAGGTGGCGTCGGATGAACGGTTGCCCGTGAAAGCCGTCAGACGACGCGCACGATTGCAGAAAGCCACTGCCAGCAAACCACGCGCCATCCTGCGGATTAATACCCGGAATATGCCCGCTATCCGGGCCGGGAAAGTGAGGGTGGTTAAAGGCAGCCGCAGCCGCCCGGGAGGCGTGTATGCCGGGCGCCATTTTATTGCCGGCGGGTTTGTTCGCGTTGTGCGCTACGGTCCACAAATTTTACGACGTGTGGGTCAGGCCCGTTATGGCATTGAAGTGGTGAAGTTTCCACTGGCCGGTGCGCTGAAAGCGGCCTTTGTGGCAGAGCTGGAGCGCGCCGATATAGCGTCAGACATCAGTCATGCCATTAAAACAAAAATGGACGCGAGGTTCTGAATGAATCAACACCGTGCTATCCGGCAGGCCGTGATGGTCTGTCTTAAGTCACAGGGTTCGGGAAAGGGGGTTGTGACCTGGTTTGATGGTCGCCCGGGTTTTCTGGATGTGAGCGACCTGCCTGCGGTCGCTGTGTATCTGTCGGATGCGCAGTGTACCGGTGACTATCTCGATGGCAATAACTGGAGCGCCACGCTCCACATTGAAGTGTTTCTGAAAGCCACGCAGCCAGATGGTGCGCTCGACGACCAGGTGGAAAATGTTGTTCTTCCCGCCATGGACACCGCCGGCACGCTGAACGGGCTGCTCGAATCCATTATCCCGCAGGGGTATGACTATCAGCGTGATGACCAGGCGATGACCTGGGGATCGGCAGATGTGACCTATCTTCTGCGCTACGACATGTGAGAAAAATATGCCACAACAAAATGCAGCACAGGTAAAAACGAAAGGCGCGAGCACCTCATTCTGGTTGTACACCGGCGCGGGCGATCCCTTTGCGGCTGTCCTGACGGATACGGAATGGTCACGTTCAGCAGGCGTGAAAACGCTGCAACTGGGTGAGTTGACGGCGCAGACGCAGGATGACAGCTATCTCGACGATCCGGATGCAGACTGGGAAAGTAAATCTCAGGGCGTGAAATCTGCCGGTGAAACCTCCATTACCCTCGCCTGGAAACCCGGTGAAACGGGCCAACAAAAACTGCTTGAGCTGTTCTACAGCGGTGATGTACAGGCTTATAAAATCAAATACCCCAACGGCACCGTGGATGTGTTCCGCGCCATTATTACCGGTTTTGGTAAGTCGGTCACCGCAAACGAGACCATCACCCGGGCCGTGAAATTCACCAATATCGGCAAACCGTCTCTGGCTGAAGATACCCGCACACCGGTAGTGGCGGTAACGGGTGTCACGCTGACACCACCGACGGTGAGTGTGGCGGTGGGGGCTTCTGCTGATATCACCCTTGCCGTGCTGCCCGCGGGCGCGACCGATGCCACCTTCCGTGTGGCCAGCGCAGATCCGACGACGGTGACGGTCACACTCAGTGGTAACAAAGTGACCGTGAAAGGTATTAAAACGGGCAAGGTGGACGTTGTGGCCATGAGCAATGACGGGGGCTTTGTGGGCGTTAGTACCGTCACAGTGGCATAACCTCTCCCTTTTACTTTCAGCCACACACCGGTGTGGCTTTTTTATATCAGGATGAAACATGAATCTGAAAAAAGAGCTGTTTGATACGCAGGAATTGTCAGAACTCTCCGCTCTCCAGCGCGTGGAGTACCTGGAGTTTCTGGTGGAACTTGACGGCGGGGCGACCCCGGAAGGAGCCAGCCCGCTGGCGATTGCCGCAGGCACAGGACGTAAAACGGTGATGGGCAATGCCTGGCTGGTTTCGCGCGCTCTCTGGCATGCGGCGCCTGACACGGATGTTGACAAACTGATGCAACAGACATTGCAGACCTGGCCTGCGGACGCACTCTCGGCGGCGGCTTACCGGGTGCTGGTCCTCAGTGGCCTGGTTGCTGATGAAGGCCAGCCTCATGCGGGAAATGACACGCCTGTGGAGCCCTTGTCGCCGGAAAAGTCCTGAGTGAGGCGCGGCGTTTTGCGATGCGACTGGCCCGCGAGTTTGGGCGACCTGACTGGCGGTGCATGCTGGCCACCATGACCAGTTGTGAATACGGTGAGTGGGTGAGCTTTTACCGCACACACTGGTTTGCCGATACGCTGCTCGATGCGCAGTTTGCCTCACTGAGTGCCACGCTGGTGAATCTGGCCTGCCGGAGCACCGACTTCACGCCGGAAGACTTCAGCCTGCTGACACCGCAGGAGGTTGAGCCGGAAGAGATGGACGACGACACCCTGATGCTGGCTGCATCGGGGCTTTTTGGAGGTGTGCGCTATGGCGGAGACCCTTGCTGAACTACAGGTAATCTATTCAGCAGACGATGTCAGCCTGAAGGAGACCACACAGGAGGTCGTCGACAGTCTGGGGCGGACGGAGAAAGAATTTGAACGTCAGCAGACGGCGGCGAAAAGACTGGCCGAAAGTTATGATCCAATAGCCCGCGCCCTGAACAAGCTGGAGCGTGGGTATCAGGCGCTGGAAGCAGCAGAAAAAGCAGGGGCAATAACGCCTGCTCGCGCCAGGGAAACTGCAGCAGCGTTAGATTTACAGCTGACGAAAGTGCTGCAAATGAAGACAGCACAGCAACAACTGGCTGAAGAAGTGCAGCGCTCGGCGACCGCTGAATCCGCAGCCAGGGAGAAAGTGGCTCAGGAGACGCAGCGGGCATCCGCAGCCCAGTCCGCCGCGGTAAAGAAGCTGATGGAGGAGATGAACCCCCTCGCCCGGGCATTCAATCAACTGGATGAACGGTTTGCTCACATTAACGATCTGCATATCAGTGGTGCGTTACCGACGGCGCAATATCATGAATTTGCCGCTGCAGTGGAAAAAGACAGAATGGCGCTCTACGCGATGGCTGATGCGGCAGAGCAGGCCGGGCATGAGCTGGGGGCGGTTCCTGTGGCGCTTTCTCATCATGAGCAGGCGGCGAAGCGGGCCGGCATCTCGGTCGGGCAATACACCCAGGCGCTGCGCTTCCTGCCCATGCAGATGACAGATGTGGTCACGCAGCTGGCCGGTGGCCAGAACCCGCTGCTTATTCTTATCGAGCAGGGTGGGCAGGTTCGCGATTCATTCGGGGGGATCCGTCCGGCTCTGGGGGCTGTACTGGGGGCGTTGAACCCGGTGACGCTTGGGATCGGAGCACTGGTGGCGACAGTGGCCGCCATTCCGGCCAGCATGGCCTATGCCTGTTCAACGTTCGACGACATGACCCGCTCGATTGTGATGACCGGCGGTGCGGCGTATGACACTACCGGAAAAATGGCCGCGGCAGCGGAGACTATCGGTAACGAGACGCACAGCAGCTTTTCGGCGACCGCTGCCCTGATGAGCAGCCTGGTGGACCAGGGGAAATATACCGGTAAGCAAATCGAAGCCATTACCCGGACCACGCAGGAGTGGTCACGCGCCACCGGGGAAAGCGCTAAAGATATCGAACGCTATTTCGGTGAAATCGCGGACTCCCCGGTTCAGTCAATGAAGAAGCTCAATGAGCAGTATGATTTTCTGACTGTCGCTCAGGCCCGGCACATTGTGATGCTGGATAAGGCCGGGGAGCACACCCGGGCCGCCACCGAGCTCACAAATCTCTTTGCTGACACTATGGACAAACGCAGCAAAGACATCATCGCCAGTCTGTCACCACTGGAAACAACCTGGGATGATTTGAAAAAATGGGCATCAGATACCGCCACCGCGGTAGGTGTGGATTTTAATGCCATGGCCTCGATGGTGATTGACACGGTCGGGGCGATTGTTGATGAGATCAAAGGTCTGCTGGCGCATGGTAGCGATGAAATCGACCAGCTCACATCGATGGTGCTCAATAAGGCTGCAAACATTCCGGGCCTCAAGAGTCTCTTTGCCCCGATGGCTGAAGGGGCTCGTACTGAAGCTGAGCAGATGCACGCAATCTGGGAGAGTGCTGAAAAAGATAATGCTGCGCGACTGGCAAGGATGGCCGCCGGTTTGCAGGGGTATCGCGATCAGATCTGGCAGGGGGGACAGGCTCAGAAAGGTGCGGGCCAGAAAGATGCAGTGGCGGATGTTGTTGATGACAGCAAAAAACACCCGAAGGCATACCAGGATGATGAGGGCACGAAGCGCCTTGCCACGCTCAAAGAACAGGCCGCCTCTCTTCGTGAGCAGAGTGATACCGCGGTAAAGCTCACGGACTCCGAGAAAAAATGGGCCGCCTTCCAGCAGGAGATTGCCGGATACTCTGCAAAACACCTGACCGCCGCGCAGCAGTCGGTGCTGGCAAAGCGGGGTGAAATTGAAGCGCAGCTGCAGATTAATATCGGGCTGGAAAAGGCGTTGCAACACCAGGCGCTGGCAAAAAAGATGATGGAAGAGCAGCAGTCTATTCAGCTGACGACCGCAAAAATGAAACAGCAGATTGAAGAAGATGTCTCCGGTATCACCCAGAGCCATCGGATAGCTGAGCAGAACAAGGCTGAGAGCCGGATCCATGAGGAATTTGCTGCCCGCAGGACGCAACTGGATAAAGAGGTTACTGATCATGCTTCCGTGGAATATCAGCGACAGACGGAATTTTTACGCAGTGAAGAGCAAAAACGCATAGATATTTCGCGCCAGGGGGCCAAAGACCGCGCTGCCGCTGAGCAGGACTTTCAGGGAGGCGCCAGCGCCGGGATGCAGGACTGGGTCGATACGCAGAGCAACCTGGCCGATCGTGCACGCCAGGCCACGGTGGGGATGTTTGACAGCATGTCGGGCGCGGTGGCGAATTTTGCTGTTACCGGC